AAGAGATTACATTGCTGGTATGCAACATATTATAACAACTTGAGACGCATAGTTTTGATTTTAATCTACTTTGAATAATAGTGGATAGCCATCCCGAATACCTCCTCGTCTGTCATGGCCACGGCAGAGCCCCGTTTCCGTGCCTCTCCCATGATGTAGGAACAGCACTCATCCAAATTCTTGTTTTCTTTTGCGTAGGACTTGGCGAACAGTTCGTCAGTCCTAGCACGTCCGTCAAGATGATTCTTGATTATGTCCTTGAAAGTTTTGTTTTCCATAATTGCGTTACAAATAACTCCTTAAACAATAGTCCGCTATCCAGTAGCAGACAAAATAAAAAGCGGCATATACTGCCAGGATTGACAGAATAGTCGCTATCAGTTTGGTCTCTTTCATTTCAAATTCAGTTTTGCCCGTAAGTCGTCGGGCGGTTGGTGATTCCGTTTTACCGGAGCTTGTTGTTCCTCCAAAGCTTGGTTATTGCGTCGACGAATGATAATATCCAGTTCATCTGACCGTTCCCGAAGAAATTTCCGAAATGCTTCGCCAACGGTTATCGTATCGAAATAACCATAGAACTTACCATACCTTCCCAGCTTGAACCGTGCGACAAACAATATGAACTCCGTCAGTTTGATGTAGTGATACTGGCTAACGAACAGCCCAGAGAACTCATTCAAGGCATTTTCATCGGCCCCCTCCTTCGTGGAAGAAGCAAAATCAATGGTCAGTAACTGCGTCTTTACCCACAGAGACGAGGAACCATATCCGTACATCCGTTCAAGGTCTGACAGCGTGGGAGACTTCTCGCTGTACGCTTTCTCGGTATCTGCAAGAAGCATAGGCTGAAGAGACGTTGAATATGCGGCAGAAGCCTTGCTAAAGGTCGGGTATTTCTCCTTGATGGCTGATAGCATTACTTCCCTGCTCGATGGCTGCATATTCGTCAAGGAGGTTTCTTGCCTTTGCTGTTTTATCAGCATCCCGACTGTTTTGTCTTTGGGCTTGATTTTCTGTTTTTCCATTGTCCTGCTGTTTTTTCTCGATTATCCAAAGATTGGCCCGACTGTCCCAACGTTCCACCTTGGCACCAGTAGCAGTTTTCCAACCGAGACCGGAGAAATGGTTGTAGAAAATATCCGCTTGCATCTCCCAGTCCGACAGTTTGTCACGAAAATACTCTTTCACCTCTTCGGCGGTCGGTGGTATAAACTCCACTTTAGGCTTAACGGGTTTCTTTGTCGGTGGTAGGTCGGGCGGGAATAACTCGCCAGAGTTATCTTCCCCTATACTCTTAGTCTTATTCTTAGTCTTATATAAAGGGTTACCATTTTGGTTACCGTTTTGGTTACCACTTTGGTTACCTACAGAAACCAAAATGTAAGACGCTGCCTTTTCTCTCCTATTGCCTTCAATGAATTCAATCAGCCCCTTTTGCTTCAATCGGTTGCGCAAATCAATTATAGTCTTGTTACTATAACCTAATTCGGCTTGGATTAGACGTGTTGGTAATTCAAATGGGCAAAGCCAGTTCCGGATATTGCATTCTTTCAATAGAAAAAAGTAAAAGTCTGCTTCATATGCCGTCATCGGCTTATATCGTCGAATTTGCCAAAACTGATTGATATAATCTATATAGGTCATAATAGGTAAGAATTGACTTCATTCATAAACTCAGTAAGAGAATGGCATACCACATATTTATTTCGGAACTTTTCAGCCTCTCTCTGCCATCTTATCTGCTCCTCGCTTTGTTTCCCTTTCGGTCTCTTCATTTCGATGCAAAGAGCGGAAAATCCTTTCTTAGGTACAAGCAGTATCAAATCGGAAACACCCCTTACACTTCCCTCGTACTTCATTTGTGCTCCAGTCCTGGCATCACGCTTGCCACCATTTGGGACAGCAAACAACATAAGACTCAAAGACGGATATTGAATCCGGAACCAAGTCAGACAGCTATGCTGTATCTGACTTTCCGATTGCGGTGTAGTTTGTTTCTTTCTCATAATCTTCCTTTGAATAAGTCCATAGCCATATCTACTACATTCTCCTTAACCACATCATCCGTTCCGGTAACACCGTTAGCTATACCTTTCTTTCGCTGGATAACATCATACATGTATTCATCAATGGTATTCTTACCAAGAAAGTAGTAACAGTTAACGTTATTCTTCTGCCCATTACGGTGTGCCCTATCTTCTGCCTGCTCACAGTCAGAAAAAGTCCATGGGAACTCGATGAAGGCTACACGGCTGGAAGCAGTCAAGGTGAGCCCGGTACCGCCCGATTTGTAGTTAAGGATAATCAACGTACAATCCGGATTGTTCTGGAAAGCATCCACAGCCATCTGTTTCTGCGTAGCGTTATCCTCACCCGTAACCGTTACAGCTTTGGGAAACATCTTCTTCAGTTCCAACACTACTTCTTTTAGGTAGGCAAAGACAATCAGTTTTTCTCCACCGTCTATCACGTCATGGATGAATTCGGCAGCCGCCTTGATTTTCCCACGTGCAGAGATGGCTTTCAGAATGCCCATACGAACCATTACCTCGCCCCTCATGGACTTGGCTATCTTCTCATCATCCGCATTCTTGTAGACACGCAGATATTGTATGAGGTCGCTTTCCGCTTTCTCATACTCCAACCGCGTAGTGATATCCATCTCAATATACTGACGTGTCTTGTCTGGAAGCTGCGTCAACACTTTAGCTTTTTCACGCCGGAAGAAGCAGGTATTCCAAAGGCGCCAGTTCAGTTCTTTCAGATTGGAGGCTTTCTTCGGCCCATTACAGAAACGTTCGGTGAATGTCTTATACCCTCCAAAATCCTCCAACCGTCCCATTATCTTGAGTTGCTGTATAAGGTCAGTATTGTCATTCACTACCGGTGTTCCCGTCAGTTCAAGAATGAAATCCTTGCCTTTACAAATGCCCTCAACAAACTTGCTCTGCTGGGTCTTGGTAGACTTGCACTTATGCGACTCGTCAATGATTACAGACTTGAAAAGGGTTATACGTGGGCCAAAGGTGATTGATTTCAGCGTAAACCGCGTATCATTCTTCACATCCAATACAAAGAACTTTTTCAAGCTCTCGTAGTTAGTGATGAAGATGTCACAACACTTGGTTTCAATGAAGCGCTGCCAAGTATTTTTGTTCTTATCATCAAGGATTAGCGCCTGCTTTCCAGCAAATTTCTTGAACTCACGCTGCCAATTTATTTTAAGTGCTGCCGGACATACAACAAGGCACGGATAGGATTTTGCAATCGTCACCGTGCCTATTGCCTGCAAGGTCTTACCGAGTCCCGGCTGGTCACCGAAGATACACCGTTTATGGGCCAGAGCATAGGCTATGCCCTCCTTCTGGTAATCGTACGGTTCAAGTAGCAATCCGTGGGGAACGGTCAGCTGCGGCATCGGAGCAATGTCAAAACTCATATCGACCTTTCTTTGCTCCGACCGTTGTACGGAACCGCAGAATCCCTGCTGTACCGCCCATTTCGCCATTGTATCAACATACCATTCATCAGCCAAGTCAACCCACCACGCCTTTTCATTGAAAAGATATGCTTTCTTTGCGTTAGCCTTGACTGATGGAATATTGTTCACGCATTTAACCAACATCGGATGATACATGAATTTCAGTTTGAAGCCGTCCGGATATTTGGTGATACAAAAAGGTGCTGCCATATCAAGCTGCCGGCTCTTTAATCTTCACTTTTTTACTTTTGTTTCTCGGCTTCACTTTCTTCCCGTCAATCGTCAGAGTAGTGCCACTCTGTTCCACCACTTGTTTAAGGAACTCATTCGCTTCCTCTTCAAATGCAGCATCTCCCACCGGGTCGGCTGCAATGTCCGTAGGAATATCCCCATCGAACGGAAGTTCCTGCTGGACTACCGCCCATTTCTTAGCGGTAAGATACTGTTCCACCTCATAATTACATGCCTCAATTGCCTGCTGCAGTTCGAATGCATGCTTATATTCCTCGTTCTCATTGTTGAACATGGTAAACGGAGCTATAAGGTTAAGCACCTTCTTACTTTTAAGAAAACGTTTTCCAACCAATACCACACCTTCATTGTCATCCGAACCGCTAACTGTGTAGCCCGTGACCTCGAATGTAGAGAAGATTTCTTCCGGCAGTTCATCTATGGAGTCCTTTCCATCAGCTTCTTTCTGCTCACAGAGGAAAGCAAGGTGAGGAATCAATTCGTTAAACGCTGCACGCAAATCCTTATGGATAAGATTCTTTCCCTCAATGGTTACATTGTCCTCATTCTCGTTCTTGAAAGAGGCAACAAGCGTGTTGTCTTTCGTGATTTTTGCTTTGGTGATATTCATTTCTACCTCCTGTCTTTATATTCGTTAATAAATTCGTTATAGTAACGGTCAGCCGGAAGAGGGAGCGTTATTCCCAGTTCGGCAGCAGCATCGGCCTGAACCTTATTTAGAAAGTCAGTCATCTGCACTGTATTGAGTTTCGATGTGCTTCCGGCAATGACCATTTCTTTTCCTCTGAAATACGAAGTCCTTCTGAGAAAGCGGTTACAATAGTAATCGTGTACATCCTGCTTGTCCGTCCCGGTCTCCTGCTCAATACAAGTAAACCACAACCACATAAGCGCATTCTGTGACAGCGTCCTTGGCTCTGTGAACCTTTCGATTTTTACACGATACCGACCATTACGAAGCTGGGAACACATGAAGTCAAAAGACTTGCTTATGTGTACCTCGCCGTTGACCTTTTCCAGAATTGCTTCTTGTGCCATTACTCTAATCCAAAGATTTTTTTATCAGAAATAATGTCTCGATTTGCTTCCAAAAACTCTATGAAATGCTCGCAGTGTGCCGTAAGCAGCTTAACCGTCTGTTCATGGTTATAAGTGTAGTATTCCGGGTATTGCGTTCCGCTAATTAGTGGCGTCCGGCTGGTACCGCCCTTCATCTGATAGGCAGTGTACTCAAACGCTTTCACGCTTTCCATCTGACTGGAAGCAATCAGACAGTAAGGATATACATGGCGCTGCCAGCCGTGTTCATACTTGCCAAAATCATACTTAGATGTTGTCTTGATATCATATACGGTATCACGAACGAGCTCATCTATATACCCATAAAGCTCCACATCACCATAGCGAGTGGGAATGACTGCGGACACAAAGACTTGGGACAATGCACCGGAAAAATACTTCGACTGCTCTATACACCAGCTACGGTCAAATAAGAAATTACGCTCTGGCGCGATATCAGTAGCAGGAAAATATACCTGAATGGTATTCGTTTCTCCATCACCGATAATGGTGTATGGCTCCCGTTCGCTTGGTATATGCTTTTTCTTGTGGATATAGCAGTCTATGACAGCATTAAAGGCCGTTCCTTTATCAGCTGCCTCACTCTCAAACGGGACACGGTTTATCGCATCAAGTAGGCTTTGCTTCAGCTCCGCTTCAATTTCTTCCGGACTTTTCTTGTATTCTCCCGTTTCATTATCGACATTCCAGAAGCTCTCTACCTGCTCATCAGCCCGTAAATACTGCTCGAATTTATCGAGCAGTGACGGGTAGAATCTGTACTTAGGCTGCCGGCTCATACTTATTACTGAGTTTATTGAACTTCAAACCTAACTTTTTGCATTTCTCGTTAAGCAGCATGCCAGCCCGAACTTTACTATCAAAGATATGCGTCATTCCCGCAATAGCTTCCCGAACAGAATTGGCAGATTGAACATCTGTTACTTGTTCCACCGTGTCACGGATAGCGTCAAGAATAGCATCATATTCGGAAGATAGTTCCGTTTGTTTGGTCTGATACCCCTTGTAGGTATTAATGATATTCGTCATAAAATCATTCTTACCCGTTACGGTACCGGACTCATCAATGATAACGGGTATCTTGATACGAGAAGGAAGATTACATGTGTTCTTGCCGTAGAACTTCTCGCACGGGTCAAAAGAAATAGTTCTATCTTTACCGATAGCTTCCATGTAACCAACCAAATCCAACTCCTTAATCAAATCACCGGCAGATGAGCCACCAATCTCCGGACGTATCTGTTTTTCGTCGCCTACTTTCTCCTCCCGTTCATGAGCCACGAAGATAACAGACTTGCCCATGAGTGTGACTTGATTAACGAAGTTGATGAACATGTTCTTACGTACTCCATACCCCTGCAGGGAAAGGGTACCATCCGCTTTCTTCATCTTCGGATTCGCTGCCATAATCGCCTTATCCATAAAAGAAAGCATCTTTCCGGCAGTATCAATCACAATAGTGGAAAACTCCTTGATTTCTTCGGACGAAAGTACCTGGTTCGTCTCGTCCCAGCTTGTAATCTGGACGGTCGGTACACGATGGGCGGCATTGACACGGTGAATACCGCCGTCATAATCGAACAATACCGGATTGGGAGCCGATAATGCAAGAGTGGTATTATGTGTTACAATAAAGTCATCTGTTATATACAGTTCGTCTTCATTCGACACTTTGATACAAACACATTCAGAATCCTCTATCTTTTCTGCGTCAATTATATATCTTGACGGGGTGACAGGTTTCCATTGCGCAGCCTTCCGTTCTAACGTGAATGGGCATTCGCTCATGTTAACGGTAACTCTATATTCAATCCCCTTGTCTTCTCTTGGATAACCTACTGCTTTAGCGATTCCCCCCAAGGAAAGGACAAGATGAACAAAATCATCCGCAAGTATTCGGCTTGATGTTGAGAAACTGACTCTATTCTTGTTTGCATGCCCGTCAGTATCCATTAACCCGCGTAACAAGGCCAATCTCTGCTCACGACTTCCGAGCTTGTATTCAGAAGGTATAAACTTATCTCCGGAATGAACGTTCAATCCTAAACGTTTTATCTTCTGAATATACCCTTCACCATTACCCCGAAGAACAATACTATATTGTGGGCACTGCGGAGCTTCATTCTTCCGAATAGAATATACACTTGGTAACAGCATCTTGACTTCTTCCAATATTTGATTATCCATATCAGGATTGGAAAACATAGCAACGTTGCCAGTCAAAGAGCCGTCACCAATTAAAACACCCAAAATATACGGGTTTACTTCATACTCCTTTTCCGGATAATCCATAGCTTCTGCAACGGGAATCTCATAACGAGGTATTGCCTTTCTTGTTGTTGATTGTCTGGAAGGAGACAAAGGACAAGAGATACCTTTCGCTATCATTTCCTTTAAAGTCACATTTTTGAATCCCGCCTTTCGGCTATTGCCTGTACTTGACCTCACTGTCCATATATGTTCTTCATCACAATAGGTTATTGCAGAATCATTAGTCATAATCCGATACACCGGCCTTATCCCCTGCGGATAGATGCCAAGAACTTTCTGCACCTTTCCGTCATGCCCCATAACTTCATCGCCGACGGATAAATCAGATAACTTCTTGAATCCAGTTGGCGTTAGAATATTGCAATACAGTGGTTGGGCTTTTCCCATGCCAGGTTGGCCGTAAATCAGTGCTGACAAGGTAGTCTTAACGGTCAGCTCGTTAGGTCTTTTGATAAGTCCCATAATAGAAAATATTAAAGTGGTTAATAAAAAAATAGCCAAAGGAAAGCCCCGAAGCGTATTCTCCGGGGCGCAAACGACAAATACTCCTAATCCTATCCGATTTCGCATTACCTTTCAGATAGAGTCAACGGCTAACCGATGCCGCGCGGATGATTCCCTGCGCTATCTTCGCCCTACTCTCGGACTAAAAGCGGATTTTCTCTCATAAAGGCTTGTAGAAACGGATGGATTCGAACCACCGACCGCCGCTTGTGGTGCTCTCCCATTAAGCTAAGAATCTACTTGAGAGAATCGAACTCTCAACCTTCCACCACACACAGTGCTCTATCCACTGAGCTACGTTCCCAGAACAGGTGAACTATTTTCACAAACCGTTCACCTTGAAACACAAACAAAAAATAAAACACGACAAAACTACTAAATAACCCTCTCTTGGATTGTGGACGTTGACGGACTCGAACCGCCAATCTCCTCAAATGAGTTGTGTTAGCCATTACACCGAACGCCCATATTTGCCTACCATATCTTCACAGACTGGGCAGGCAGGTCAACAAAGTTGCTCCCGGATAGGCGGTCAAGCCACACCAGGATAGTCACTTAAAACAAAAGCAAAATAAAAACTTAAATGAGGACTCTCACCTCACGTTGTCCTTTACAACGGAATTATAGATTAAACAATAAAAAGCTTGTGGACAATGCGGGATTTGAACGCCGCGACCTGTACATGAAACCTTTAAACAATACCATGACAAATTACCAATACTAACTACATGTACCGCTCTACCAAGCTGAGCTAATTGCCCGTGTCTGTCCCTGCTCTCACGAGTAGAGACAACTCCCATGTCTAATTCTAAATCAATCTAATTATGTGTGAAACACTTCCTCCGCTGAGGTCTATATCTTGAACACCTTTTTCAAGACATTGTGATAAAACCAATACGAATACACAAGGCCAAAAAGGTTTATACCATAATTCCAGTCTCCCGTTACCGAGTCTACATCATTAAACATCAATAAACATGGTAGTGCCAATACGTTAAGCAGTAGCACGTTTATAATGATTCTTCTTTTCATTGTTCTTTCCCTTTCTTACTTTTGCAAAGCTCAACACATCCGAAGCATTGTAATAGCTTCTCCCATTAGATTTATACTCAACTCTCACTCTTTGAGTATTTACCAACACTCTTAACCTGCCCGGACCTCCTACTATTTTTTCAGATTCTCTCTTTGGAAAAGTGCGAGAATCCATAATAGTGAGGATGTCTGCCAATCTCGCCTCCGCTGTCCCGTCAATCAACATGGAACTGCGTAAATCACCATTCACTTCGTATATCATACCGTTAAAAAATAAAGTCGTTATTATTCTTTCGGCCAGTCCTTATATATCGCATAGCTGTCCGTACCCGTGATGGTATTCTCATTCTCCGTAAATCAATATCATTGCAAGTGACCTGCATCAATAAGAATAGAATGGAGAATAGGAATTCAAGCCCGTGTCTGCGTAATTCCTTCAAATCAAAATCACGCTTAAGCCTATCGCAAATCATATACAGAAGCAGTTCCGTATCTTTGGAAATACCCAACTTCCGGTATATCGTTCTTTTCTGGGTCTTGACAGTCCAAACCGATTTATTCAGATTGCCCGCCACCTCCTTGTCGGCAAGCCCCTTGCAGTACTCATTCGCGACAAGCAGTTCCGTAGGAGAAAGGGAAATCATCATGCGACCCTTTCCACATCAAAAATACCTTTCCTCTTGTCAACCTCCCCTACTTTCCAGTCAGCATCCTCAACGCAGAACTCCAATCTCAATCGGGGGATAATTGTCCCCTTTATGGAATTATACGCCTTAACCGGAAAAGTTAGAACTTCCCCTACCTCCATATCTCTCAAAGCCGGAGTGTAGTTTTCTGTGATTATTCGCTTTTTCATCGCTATAAAATTTTAATGATTAGTATTTGAGCTCTCCCGAGCCAATCTGATTGGCGGCATCACGCTTTATTCGGGAGATTTACTTAACTTTGTATTGCCACATTTAAAATTAAGTAAGTATGAGTAAATTCATTGAAATCCCTGTTAACGGGGAAAAGTGCATCATCAATCTTGATGCAATTCAGAGTGTATGTCCTCTAAAAGGAGGTGGGTGTGAAATCTACTTCCTTGAAGGAGCCTTGAAGAGTGTCAAAACCCAATTTCCATATTCCGAGTTACTAAAACTCATTTGGGTATAATTACTTCTTTTCTGTATATCGGGATTGAGAACAACTTGATAATTACTATGCAAGGTTCTCTCCCGGTATCACTCTTACTGACAAACCCGCTATTTGCAGGAAGTATTGTCACTTGCTTTTCTATAATTGCTTTCATAAGTTCGTTTTTACTCACGTTTATTAAATTATTTACTCCCCTCTCTATAGTTCATTCAGAAGAAACGCATCTTCACCATTTTCTGTCTTCACCTCTGTAATTAGGGTATAAGCTGTAGAAACCAATTGAAACATCTCAGGGTGTCTCCTTATGAGTTTAGTATTAAGGTAATTCCTCCACCCTTTGTGATAAGCATAATACATCAAAACACCTCGTTTATTCCACACACACGTTATTATTACTCCATTGAGAACAATCTCACCTCTATATCCGTCAATATGTGTCGATTCTGCATTCATAAAAGAAGTAATACTATATACAGGGACACCTATTGCTGTTGAGAAATCCTTCATAATCATAAGTATTAAATATTATTCGTACGAAAGCAAAGGTTATTGCCACATTGCTATTTACAACATAATATGCCTATTATAGCACCCAACAAAGCTATTATTACTCTTAGGGAGGTATGAATAGATTTAAGTTTATCATCATTACTCATTTCAGTTTTAATTAATGTTTGTGCCCCAATAAGCTCTCTCTGCTCTTCTCACCGGAGTTATCAGCTACTGTACTTCACTGCATGACCGTTCGGGGCATGTCGGCTTCCTATTTCGCACCGTTGCAAATCTTTCGCTCGTTCTGAACTTCCATTCAGACATCGTCGCAAATTCTTGCTACTCCGGGTATCTCTCGCGTCCTCTATGCTGGGATTGAGGGTAAGCGCCAGTATCGCTTTCTGGAACGGATTGCTTAGGGCAATCACTCCATCTCGTTCTCCGTCTCCCATCAAAGGGTAGGCTCAATGACCGGACGGAGAATCTTTCAATTCGCCCATGCAAGGCTTTGCACGCCACTTGCGCAAGTATTCATGTTAAGCGTACAGCTGTTCTGCATGGTATATGTAGCTGCCTTTTCTGCGAATAATTATCTTAATCGCCTACGTAACGGGAACCGAAGGTACCTTTGCTGTTCTGATTGTAGTAAGCTGAAGCTGGAGCGTTGCAGTAATCATAAGAACTTCTTCTTTCCGGTCGTACCAAAGCTGCTTTCATTACTTCTTTCTCAGCCTTTCTCGCTTCTTCATCAGCAACACGTTTCTTTTCGTCAGCCCAAGCGAGTTTCAAGCAATCACCGAAAGTCTGTACACCGTGAGTAAGCTGGTATAGCTTGAAATACTTTCTGTATATCTCGTGAGCCGCTTTCATAATCTTGTGTAAATCGTACTTTTTCATTGTCTTACTCCTTTTTAGGTATGTTGTTTTTTTGGTTATCTCACTCAAACTTCGCATCTTTGCTGCTGTTGTCGTTGTTGACGTTGCAAATATGTTATCATTTTTGATTACAACAATCAATTGCGATATATTTATTAGTTAATAAAATATAATATGATTGTATGACCTTAAGAGAATTGCTGAAAGAAAAGGGAATAGCCTATAAAGTTGTATCCGATGCCTTAGGTATTCACCCCAACAATATGCCACGATATGACGACTTAATGAAGCGTAGCGTAGAAGAGGTGATGATTATATCTAAGGCAACGAATATAGACATATCAGAATTGATTGGAATTTCATTACCAAGACAATCAGAAGTACCAACCCCCATCACCAACGAACGCCTGTTCTCCGTCATAGAGAGCCAGCAACGTACCATCGAGAACCTTTCAAAGAAATAACTATGGGGAACTGGAGCGAACAACAAGCAGTAAAGCAAGAACGGAAAGAAAAAGATAAGACTAGACGAGACAAACTCGCAGGATATTTCTTCGACTTATCCAAACTTTCTTTCGCTGGGTTGGTCATAGGAATTACACTACCTTTGTTCTCTGACACCCAAAACGCAACAATGTGGCTCGTTGCTATGTTTGGAATAGTATTAACCGTATTGTCGGCATTGCTGGCAAACAAAATATTAAAATAGTATGGAAGTATTAATATTCGTTTTCGCAGTAGGAGTAGCAATAGTAGGCGGTATTTACCTATGGACATTCACCAAATCAGGCAAGAAGTGGCTTGCAAGTCTGTAATTATTGCATCCTTTCAAATAGACAGCCGTCAGAACGAACCCATAGAGGTTAAGAACTGAAAGGGTGGTAGAAATACTACCCCTTTTTAAATTTGCAACATCAATAAATCAAAGAACTACTCCTTTTTAGGTATTACTTTAATTTTGCCAACTCAACTATTTTTCATTATTTTGTAGTCGTTGTTGACGTTGATGTTGCAAAGATAAGATTTTTCTTATATCTAATACAAGAAATGATATAAGAATATTCTTATATTTAACTTTTATTAATATTATGGAATTAAAGGACTTTATAACGGCATCTTTAGAGAACATCGCAGATGGGATTATTGAATCGAATATTAAATTATTGAATAAAGGATTCATTGTAAGCCCATCAGCAAGTAGAGTAAACGATAGGACAACACATCAAATTCCTTTAGTTCAAGATATAAGATTTAATGTGTATGTAGAAGAAAACAATGAAACTAATGTATCTGGGAAAGGTGGATTGAGGGTATTGTCAGCTGGAATGAATGCAAAAACAGAGGGTAAATATGGAAATTCTCTGTCGTTTTCCATTCCAGTAATTTACCCTCAAAATTACTTTTTACTTTCTGAAAAGACGTTTGAATATTTTCCAGACAAAGATAAAGGCAGCGATAGTGGCCGCTATATATACAAGGATATATAAAGTAGCAGCAATCATTAACCAATCAAACATAATTATGTATGTATTAAATTCAATGCAAATATAAGAAAAATCTTATCACATGACAGGCCAAGAAATAATAAATAGTGTTTTATCTGAATTAGATATTAAAGCTCCAACATTGGCTGAGAAGATAGGGGTGCTTTATCAAAGAATATTTGACCTCCAAAAAGGTAAAACAAAGAAAGTCTCTTCTCAACTAGCTAATGCTATTATAAAAGTATATCCTCAATTTCAACTATCTTGGTTATTAACCGGTGAAGGAAATATGCTTACCGATGCTCCATCACAGACGTACCACTCCAACGCCCGCCCAGTTGACGATTTAAGCTACATGAACGTGCCCGTTATACACATCAAAGCACAATGTGGTTATCTCGCCGGATATGGAGATACCGAATATATAGACACCTTGCCCACAATGCCGGTAATCGTAGATAAGACCTATCACGGAAAATACCGCATATTTGAAGCAGAAGGTGACAGTATGGATGACAACAGCAGGCTTGCCATCTGCGATGGTGACAAGGTTTTAGCAAGGGAAGTAAGACGTGACCTTTGGCTTCCCAAACTTCATATTAACGACTGGTACTCCGTTATTGTACACCGTACAAACGGCATATCCATCAAGCAAATCACGGCCCAAGATGATAAAGGTAATATCACCTGCCACTCGCTCAATGAGTTATTCAATGACTACACCGTTAACCTTGATGATGTAGTGGAGATATACAACGTGATTAAGGTTGTTGAACGCAATATGAGACTATAATATCAATCTAAAAAGTAAAATACTATGGATTTTAAAGACACTATTAAACAGCTTGCTGATAGAATTGAAAAGCTGAAAGATAACATTCAGACAGAAGAAGCTACTAAAAATGCTTTCATCATGCCCTTTATTAATGCTCTGGGATATGATGTGTTCAATCCTTTGGAAGTATTGCCAGAAATGACTTGCGATATTGGGACCAAGAAAGGAGAAAAGATTGATTATGCCATCATGAAGGACGACCAGCCTATATTGCTGATTGAATGTAAGCATTGGAAGCAAGATTTAAACCTACATGATAACCAACTACTACGCTATTTCAACGTATCAAAAGCTAAGTTCGGACTTTTGACCAATGGAATTATCTACCGCTTCTATACAGATTTGAAAGAACCCAATATAATGGATGATAAGCCTTTTTTGGAAGTGGATATTACGGATTTAAGGGATAATCAAATCGAGGAACTGAAAAAATTCCATAAATCATACTTTGATGTGGACAATATTCTGAACTCAGCCAGCGAATTAAAGTACATGGGAGAATTAAAGGCTATTATCCAAGAAGAATTCTCCTCGCCTAGCACTGATTTTGTGAAAATGTTTGCTACCAAAGTTTATGAAGGTAGAATGCTTCAAAATATAATAGACCAATTCACACCTTTAGTCAAACGCGCTATCTCTTCACATATCAACGATATTATTAATGACCGTTTGAAAGGAGCTTTGACAGTTAGTGATTCCAAAATAGAGGAAAGCCAAACAAAAAACAGTGGAAACACATCAGAAGAGACTACAGAAGAAGTAAATACAGAATCCAAGATTGTCACTACAGAAGAAGAGTTAGATGCATACAGAATTGTAAAAGCTATCTGTAGAAAGAAAGTAGATATATCCCGCATAGTATATCGTGATGCACAGACTTATTTCAGTATTCTGCTTGATGACAACAATCGCAAACCTATTTGTCGTATGTATTTCAATACAGCCACTAAGTATGTAGCCACTATTGATGAAAACAAGAAAGATGTGAAACATGTTATTGAAACCCTAGATGACATCTATAATTACGAGGATGATTTCTTCAAGACAATAGACATGTATGAGCACAAAGATTGATGTCAATTCGATTATAGCAAATATGAATCAAATAATTACCGAATGCTCATGTCAGTGGAAAACTCCAAACCATTGTTCCCTCACCCCTACCTGCAAAGGCTGGGGGTGTCGGTTTCTTACCACTCCCATAGATAAGTTGCCGACCACCGACAAGGAGAAAGCAAAACTGTTCTCCAAGGTGTACCGGGAAGCGAAAGAAAAGGGGGTACTGGAATGTCCGCACTATCGTTCGCTTTTCATCGACGAGGTTCTAGAGAACATTGAGAAAAGTAACGTTATACAACAAAACATGAGCTGATTTTTCCTATTTATTGTCGACATCAGATTTAAACCAGCCTATAAAGAAGTGATACACAGATTATAGTGGTATTTCCAATACTATAAGTCTAGTTTAGTTTTTGTGTGAAGCACTTCCTCCGTAAGCGAACGTTGGAAGTGCTTTTTACATATCAACACTATTTAATCCACAAGCAGAAAAATTATCAAAGCAAATTTAAAAAACTATATATAACTACATATCAAACACCAACATAACATTCATTTTCTTATCTTTAATACAGAAACAAGTGGGCACGCATGTTTTATGATTTTACTAATCACATCTGTATAATGTTAGTTTCGCGACAACCATTATACGGTAATAATCTTGTAAATTATGGAAATCAAGAAAACATCCAAAGCAAGCCTGGAAAACAAGAAGTCAAGTTGGCTACTTGTAGGTTATGTAATTGTGCTGGTCTTCATGTTCGTTGCATTTGAATGGTCGAAGCGTGATGTTAGGATTGAC